AACCCAGGTGACGCAACGAAAGGAAAACCAAGACCTAAAGAAGTGCCTTCAGCACCAATAGTCACCCAACCTCTTTTTCCACAAAAACAAAATTCGCATGAAAGAAAGGAAATCCATGATGCGCGAGAGTTTGCTGATATTCAAGTGCCAAATAAGGAATTGGATGGGTGGAGAAGTTATGTGAAAGCACGACAACTCTGTTCAAACATGTATTTGGTTCAATTAGTAACTCCAGAGGGATCAGCGAGAACGTTAAGATTGGTATTTATACGCGGGACTTTAGCAATTGTTAATAGACATTTGGTAGCAGACATGACTTATGAACAATATAAAGAATGTTATTATAACATTTTTGGTGTGTTCACGTCAAAGAGGAAAATTCCTGCGGAAAAAGTGTCAGTAACAACGTTTCATCATGCGAACGACAGCAATCATTACTATGACGTCATCTGTTTAGACTTTGGAAGAGAAGTAAACAGTCATACTGACGTCACAACTTTCACTAATGAACATTCTAATTTTATAAAATCTAGTGAAATCGCCGACATTAAAGGAAACGAAGTAATGGTTTTAACACTCCAATTGAACTTCCAAATGCTTGAAAAAGATATGGAAGAATATTTTACAGGAAAAGAAGCGTGGTACGTGGAAATGCAACATACGAAAATATTGGAGGTACGAACGGAACCATTGGAAACAGCAAATGCAGACGGTACACGTGATTATACTTATAATACGATGGAATATAAAATGAAAAGTATTCCAGGATATTGTGGTAGTGTAGTCATTAAAAGTGTAGGAGGTGACAGTGGTATGATTTTTGGTATCCATATGGCGGGTTATTGTGCATTAGATAGATCTTATGGTCAAATAGTAACTGAAGAAATGATAAAATCATTGGATGTGAGTAAACATAGTCTTTATTTTAAAGACTTTGAACGACAACCACATACAGTATTAACATCAGAATTTCAGCGAATTACGACCATTCCACAATCTATTTATGCTAATAACAAATCAAGAATACGGAAATCACTCTTACATAATAAAGTGTACGAAACAACGAAGAAACCAGCATATTTGGGGTTTGTTCCCCATCTTAACGAGCACGTTATAAATATAGCGCTGCGGAAGTATATTACACCATCTGTAGGTTGTAATGTTGATCAGCGCGCTATAGTGCTTGGGTTTTTAAAACACAATTTTAAACCCGAAGGACAATGCAAAAAACTTTCTCATGAAGTTTCAATTCGCGGCATTGAAGGCGATGATTGGATTAAACCAATTAATCGAAGTAGTAGTGCCGGATGGCCTTTTGTTCATTTCACTAAGAAGAAGGGCAAGAAGGAGTTTCTTGGAGTAGATGACGATTGGATTTATGATCATCCTTTAGTAATTAAATTATTAGATGATTATAAAGACAAGACTCTTCGAAATGAGAGACCAGCTTGTTATTTTACAGCAACGAGCAAAGATGAATTGAGACCTATTGAGAAAGTAGAAAAAGGAAAAACTCGTAGTTTTGCAGCAGCGCCATTACATTATGTGATATTATTTAGACAATATTATCTAGATCTGTTTGCGCACATTATGCGACACCGTATTTACAACTCCTCCCTTGTTGGAGTGAATCCCTATTCTGATGAATGGGATGTTGTAAAGATGGTGTTGTGTAGTGTAGCGTCACCAGACTCGAAACAATTTATAGCAGGAGATTATACAAACTATGATGGAACCTTAAATACTGATGTATTATGGGTTATTCATGAATTTATAGAATCTTGTTATAATAGAGATGATGATGAAAAGAAAATATCACAAATGTTATGGATGGAACTCGTGTCAAGTCGACATATTTCAGGAAATGTTGTTATACAAATGCCTCGTGGCATGCCGTCAGGTAATCCAGGTACAGCAATTATTAATACATTGTTTGGATCTGCTATTGTATACTTAGCATTGTTTGAAATATTGGACGATATTGGAACTCTGGAAGCTTTTAATATCCAAGAAAATCTAACTGATCATTATAAAGGAATCTTTTATGGAGATGATAATATAATATCGTTTAGTGATAAATTAAGTTCACTTATTCAACCTACCGATTTGCAAAATCAGCTGAGTAAGTATGGATTAATTTATACAACGGAATTAAAAGACGATACAGCGTTCACATATCGCAACTTGCACGAGATATCTATATTGAAACGAAAGTTTCTATTCGATAAAACACAAAGAGCTTGGTTAGCACCTCTTGAGTTAGCATCAATAATGGAACCATTAAATTGGGATAAATGTAATGCTAACAATATAACTGAGTGTGAAGATCAGATGAAAATGAACGCTCGTTTAGCAATACGCGAGCTTAGTTTGCATCCAGAAAGTGTTTTTGACGAATGGTCGAGAAAAATAATTGAAGTGTGTGAAGACAATCAACTAATTTTAGTACCTGATTGTTATTTTACACAAAAAGTTTTACGACGAATGGTGCGTAAAAGTGATCAATTATTTTATTTCGGCGATATAGATGAAGAAGAAGACTACGAACAAAATGGAGAACCAGAACTTCAACCGCAAATCTGGAAAAATGATGGTATGCATATTTATGCAGGAAGTCGCCATAGTGGCAGCCCCACTGAAGAGCTTCAACAAACAACTATGTTTCAGTTTTGTCCGACTAAACATATGTATTCAAGGACAGCAACAACAGAAGGTAAGAACATGGTTGCGGCCTACAGCCAAGAAACAGAAGAAGTAGGCGAAATTCCATTTACTGATACTACATCAGAAGTGGTAACGACAGGAAAAGAAATTATCGCGTTTTCCACAGTAGAAGCTCCAGTAGTGGATACTGTGCCCGCGCATCAAGAACTTCCAGGAGAATTGAAAGGAAATTTTTCCGAAAGCAGAGAACACGACATTCAGTCTATCTTGTGTCGAGAGTATTTGTTTGATCAATTTTCCATTCCTGTCGGAGGACTAACTGGTGATGTCATAAAATCATGGAACGTTTTGGAGTTATTAATATCACAAACTAACGTTTTGGAAAAAGTGAAAGGATTTGCATACTTACGTGGAGAAATTTTCGTAAGATTAGAATTTGCAGTGCAACCTTTCGTTAGTGGTGGATTAATTCTATCATATTATCCAGATGTTAGTGATGAGACTAGACAATCTAGACAAGCTGATATTTTACAACTCTCACAAACTCCTAATGTTCAAATGTCATTACCATCAAGTCAAACTCTCCAAGTGCGCGTGCCTTTCATTTCACCGTGGACAGCACGCAATTTGCAAACAGGAACTGGATCTATCGGAAATGTAACTTTGTCGCGAATCACACCATCAGCTATATTGAGCGTTAATGTTTCTGCGTATATTAGTGGATATATGATGAATGTATCTTATCCAACATATGCAGACACGTTTTTAGCTGCAACAACTATACAAGAGCAGATAGATCGATTGAAAGCGCAGTTGGAAGTAGCCAATGCGCGTGATTTCGGTCCTCTGCCTCGTGAAGTTGTGCAGTTGCGTAATATGCCTGTGAAACATGTGCTTCAAACTGAAGCTACACGAATGAGAAAAGAAGGTGTAGTATCGGGTTTGATCAATCAGGTTGGAAATGTAGCTACGGCTGCATCGGGATTACCTATCGTAGGAAGTGTAGCATCAGCAGCGGCTCCCATTTTAAAAATGGGATCTAAATTGTTGGGTGCTTTTGGTTTGTCTAAACCACAATCTGAAGATACGATAAAGGCAATCAAGTGGAAACCTGGTGATCATCATTTAACTTCGCAAGGAGTTATTCCCGGTCATGTACTTTCTGTTGATCAAGGTCAAGCAGTAACAATGAAACCTGGAGAATTTGGGTCTGAGATTGATGAAATGAGTGTTGAGGCTATATGTCGCGCTCCTGCGATATTAAGTGTCTTTGCATGGTCAACTAGCAATGTAGCTGGTACTGTTTTATACAATGCACCGTGTTGTATATCTCAAGCTAAATCAGCTGGAAGTAATGTTGTGTACCTAACGCATCAAGCGTGGGTCGCACAATTGTGTCAGTTATGGTTAGCTGATCTAATTTTCGATCTCGATGTTTACGGAACTCAATTCCATAAAGGTAAATTGCGATTCATTTTTACACCAAATGATTACGCTGGTGTTGCTCAGTTTTCTGTCGTGAGCAAAGAACAGCGAAATTTATCTTTGTCAGCAGTAGTAGAATTTGGAGGAGATAACGTAAACAAATCCATTCGTATTGAGCCAGCAGCAAACACAAATATGAAGTGTGTTCCTTCGACGTGGGTTGGTAATCAATCAAGACTCGGCGATTGGTTCGATAACATGCATACTGAACAATGTTCTTATGGAACATTTATGGTTGTAGTTGAAGTACCATTAGTCGCAGCTTCTAGTGTGTCGAACACTATTCATTGTGCGCTTAGTTTTTCTGCAGAAAATGTTCAACTGGCTTTCCCTGCACCTAATTTGGCATTTTTACCAAGAGCAGTGCCAACATTTGAAGATGAAGTGGTTCCTCAAAAACATGCTCTCTCAACGCTCGGTACAGATTTCTTGAAATTTACGAGATCTGAGAGAATAGAAACTGGAGCTACATTAGTGAAGGGAAATTCAGCAAACATAAACGCTGAAGAAAATATGGCGACATGTGTCGGTGAACGTGTTCTATCGTTAAGGAACTTATTGAATGCTTACACTTATTTTGCAAGAATTAATGTAGGTTTAATAGGATCAAATGGTCTTATTGTAATTGTTCCTCTTGCGTATAGAAAATCGTCATCAGGTGCGTTTATTAGTGATCATTTGGACTACTGTGCGGCAGGATATGCTTTCTTTAAAGGAGGTGTAAACATACGTATAGTAGGCGCAAATGGTGGCTCATGTGCTGGTCAAATTTCCTTAATGTCGGACTTAAATCCAACTATGGGAAGTATGTTTTCAACAACTCTGGGTGCTGGATGGCGTGTTTTAACGAAATCCGAATCCTCAGGAGAGTACCAAGTTACACCAGGTACTCGAGCTATACCAGTTTTTGACCTGGAAAATGCGGTAGATATAAATGTACCGTATTTGCAACCATTGCATATGACACGAATTGATGCACAAGGAGACGATCCATATTTAGGAGGAAAACCCTTACAATTAGTTTTGTTTAAACCTAATTTGGGTATTCAGCCTAATATTGATGTTTACCGAATGGCACGTGATGATTACCGGTTAGGTTTTCTTACATCCTTACCGGTTTTCTTACTCAATACGAATGCGCTCTATCGATAACTTGTTTATCGATGCTAAAAGCGTTCGCAATAAACGCGGAAAATTGCAAAACGTTAGTAATTATCGTCAAAAATTACACATTCTTTCTCGATTTTTGATTAAAATCGTTGCGTTCACAATTATCGTAGAAAATTGTTCATTTTAGTATTTTTGGAAAAACCTTTTGTTTTTCCCAAATCGACGTAATTTGTTAAAGCATTTAGTGCGTCGTCAATTAATTTTAATTGTACTTTAATTTAGAACGGAACTCTGGTGTGGGTTAGACTCCCACAAACGACATTTCACTTAGAAATGTTGCTTGCCTTGCAAGTTCCAATTATCATAAAGTAAATAAATAGAGCTCA